GCACTAAATTTGATAGTTTTGATCCTACTACGTCAACTTTAAAATGGGTAATAACAAATGACAGAAAATGATCTAGCTTACATTGCAGGACTCTTTGATGGTGAGGGTAGTCTTCACATAAAACGTAGTCCTGAAAAGAAAAAGAAACACAAAGGCAAAGGTTATAGAATGTCTAATTCCATGCGAATTAGTATGGAGATAGCCATGACCGATGAAGCTGTGATTCGTTGGGTACATGAAAATTTAAAAGTAGGAACTGTTATAAAAAGAAATGTTAAAGGTGTCCGTAAAAATGGTACACGGTATAAAACACAATGGCGTTGGCGATGTACTTTTAGAGACTGTTATCATGTCTGTAAATTATTATGGCCTTATGCACAGGTTAAACTTCATAAAATAGAACAAGTCATTGATCATTACGATCCACATGACAAGAATCTAGGAGATAATGTAGTAGATTTAGCACTCGAAAGAGAGGTTAGAAAATTTAATTGGAATATCCATGGGAGTTAAAAACAAAGGTTTTAATTGGGACGGTAAAACTAGAGTTAGTAATGACATCTATAGAAAAAATTTTAATAAAATTTTTAAACCAAAAGAAGATGATCCTTTTAAGAAAGAACAAGACGAATTAAAAGAATCTTACGAACAATCTAAAGCAAATAAAAAGGAACGAGATGATAAACGATGATATAGTACTGTTGTATGGAACAACTAAATTACCTGCATATGATTGTAAGGTAATTTTTAAAGATAAACATGGTAAGGAGTATGAGGTAGAAATATCCAGACTTATCCGTGTATTTAATAATAATATTTGGGAAAACAAAAAGAGCGTCAAATGATGACCGAAGAAGATATCAAGAATCATCACAAGATAATTGATGAATTGAAAAAGAAAGAAGCACAACCTGAAAGTCTAGAAGTCACTTTATATAATTGGGGCCCTTGTGTGGTTAAGTTTAAGATTAAAGATAATTTTAAAAAGATGTTATTAGATGAGGCTAAACTAGCGACTGGAGATTTTGCAGATCATTTGGCTGGTCAATTGGATAAAGAAAGAGGATTTACAACAGAATCAAAGAACAGAATTCTGCCATATTTGGCTCCTTATTTAGGTGCTTATGATAATGTTTTTGAAAAATTTCAGAATAAAAAATATGAAAAGAAACCAGAATATTTTATGTCCGCTATGTGGATTAATTACCAAAAACAATATGACTTTAACCCACCTCATGATCATGATGGTAAGTTGTCGTTTGTAATATATTTATCTATTCCGGAAAAATTAAAAAAAGAAAATAAAGCTTACATTGGAAATAGTTGTGGACCTGGAGGAATTCAGATTATGTATGGTGAAGGCCCACGAGGATGTATAACTAACTTCTCACACTTTCCTGAAGAAGGAGATATGCTTATCTTTCCCGCTTGGATTAAACATTGGGTGAGTCCTTATAAATCTGATTGCGTAAGGGTTAGTGTCTCAGGTAATATACACGATTCTGCACAGTTAAATAATATAGAGCAACATGTTAAAGAAAAGTAATAAATACAAGTATTTACAAGGAAAACAGATCACGGACCACGAATCAGGGACCAGGGTTTACGAGATAGATAATTCTAGACTTCCCTCAGTGACTACGATATTAGGCGCTACCAAAAATAAAGAATTTTTAAAGAAATGGAAGGCAAAAGTTGGAGAAGCAGAAGCAGAACGAATCAAGAATATATCTAGTAGCAGGGGGACAGCCATGCATAAATTCTTGGAACATCATATACTCGGAACTGGCTACGATGATCTTACAGGGCTCGGACAAGAGGCGAAAGCCATGGCCCAAAAAGTTATTGATGAAGGTTTACTCCCTATCGAAGAGTATTATGGCTCGGAGATTATGCTACATTATCCTGGGCTTTACGCTGGGGCTACTGACTTGGTTTGTTTACACAATGGTATGGAAACTATTGTAGACTTTAAGCAAAGTAATAAACCTAAAAAAGAAGAATGGATTGATGACTACAAACTGCAAATTGCAGCGTACGCTTTAGCGCATGATTATACTCACAAGAGTCAAATAAGACAAGGAGTCATTATGATATGTACTCCTGATTTGTATTACCAAGAATTTAAGATACAAGACTCAGAATTAAGAAGGTGGAAACATAAATTTTTAAAAAGATTAGACATGTATCATGAGATACAGTTTGATGAGAAAAAACTAAGTAAACAATACAACCCGGAGGATTTTTTTAATGGCGCATAGCAACGACCTATACAATGCTCTAGTTAAAAGGTATGAAGCAGAGATAGCCGACACAGAGGCAAAACTAAATATGTTTATGTACTCAAGTCAATTGCTACCTGAGCATGCTGATATAACTGGGGAAATTGATAAATTACTGCACAAATATGTAGAATGTGGCGAAAAGTTGGCAACATTTAAGCGTAAATACGGCAAAAGTAATTGACACATAAGAGATTTCACAGATATTTTTTGTTTTTAAAAAAAAAACATGAAAAAAAACTGTCATTCTGTCATTTTGAGCTATTAGTGTTGGTATACAACAATAATACGTGACAAAATTAGTGACAAAAAATGTTTTTATGACAGAAAATATTGTCAGTTGTACACTAATGTCACAGTAGCTCTATCCCGGTGGGCCAAACTTTTTTGAATTTCAAAATCAAAAATATCTGGTATATCTCTTATATGCCTAAGAAAAGAAGAAAACAAATCGCAACTAGCACGACTCCCGAATTACCTTTTCCTAAAGTCAGAGTGGAGTGGATTGATATCTTAAGTGACTCAGGCTGGGCTAGTGACAAAGAATTTGATAAAATGAAGTTAAGTTATCCTGTCAATGAGGGTTGGTTATATTCTAAAGATAAGAATTCAATTAAACTGTTTGCGTCTTTTGATCAGGATGAAGATGGATTTACTTTTGGGGATCGGACGATGATACCAACTTCGGTTGTTCGGAAGATTCAGAAGATTTAGGTGTCTCTTCAACCTCACCTTCAACACTCTTTATGCCTAATAGAGGCGCGTAGTCGCTTAATAACTGTTGGCGTTTTGCTTTTAATTGCTCTTCTGTCATTTCCTCTAATTTACCTGTTCTTACTTCTTTTTTGTCTACATATAATCCTGCGGCCTTTCCTCTCGCTACTTCCATATTTCCTGCCGCGGAGAAAGAGTTCTTTTTTAAGGCAAGAGTTTTAATTCTATCTAGTTCAGCTAAATGTTTGTCGTATGTGACATGATGTTTTTGAAGTCTATCTTCTGTTAGCTTAGCTTTGTATGCCACCACTAATGGATTTTGTCTTGGGTTTGTAAGTTCTGATCCTTCTACCATTGCTCGCTTAGGTGAGTATCCAGCCAGTAAAGCGGCCTCAGTCTTTGAGACAGGCCCTTCAGGTCCGCCAAATACTAAAAATTCAACGAATCTTTTTTGCATGTCTGTCAATCTTTTTGGTAATCCCATGATTGACAATTTAAGGTAAGTATCCTATAAAGTCAAGGTATGAAAGATAAACGTACATATACTAAATTGAAAGAACATGGAGAAGATATGTCATTAGAGAATGAAATAAACATTACAAATGAAGACAGAGGTGCAGGAGATTTAACCTACCTTATTGAAATGCACCAAAAAGAAATATGGGAGTGGAAACAGAAGGAAGCTAATTGGATTAAAACTCAGAATCTATTACAAGGATCTAAACAAATTATAGATGAGTTGTCTCTTAGACTTACTGCTCTGGCTAGAAAAGTTCAAGAGCTACAGTACGACAACAACACTTATAAAAAAGAAATTGAAAAACTTCTTGCGGAAAAAACTAAATGAGAGTAAGAGACCTGCAGGAATTTCTATCCAAATTTACCGAGGCAAATAAAAATGGTACTCGTCAAGGTAATGCGTTAAGTGACGCTGTTATCTTTGTGGAAAAGGACGGATTCCTAGAAGAAATTAAACGCATGGAAGTTCACGAAAATAATCAAAAAATCTTTGGAGCCGTTGGTAATCACCACTCACACAGACTTGTTTTAAAAACAAAACAAGATAAGAAAATTATTATTCCCGATAAATTGCGTAGTGATGTGCTGTAATTGCCTGTTATGCTTACCTCGAAAAACATATGGGCCCAGAGGCTAAATTTTACAAAGAAATTAAAAGAAAACTTCCTGAAATTTCCTGGATTAGGATTGAAAACATTAGCCTACTTGGTACTCCTGATCTATTGGGGTATAATAATTCTGGGCACTTTTTTACTGTAGAACTTAAGGTAACTAAAGGTAATAAAATTAAATTTTCACCTCACCAAATTGCGTTTCATGTGAAGCATCCTCACAACACTTTTATCTTGGTAAAGGCCCTCGGTCCTTTACCCTTGAAAACTTTTTCATGGTCCTTGTACCGTGGTACCCGGATCAGGGAGCTTGTTAGTTGTGGTCTTAAGCTTGACGCTTGTTGTGTTGGAGTTGATGCTTGTCGCTTGATGTTTCAGAACCTGAACTAGGTTCTGGTTTAGCTTGGTGCTTGTCGCTTGCAGCCTGCTTGAGGCTTGTCGCTTGATGTTTCCTTCTTTCAGCCCTGAGGGCCGCATAATATTTTGGGTGCCTGAACATTATTCTACTTCTAACTTGTCTGTGTAGTCCTGTTGGCCCTTTGGCGTAACAGTTATGGTAAGATTTCCGTTGTTGAATTCTTTGTCTTTTTCAATTCTTATATCGTAACCCTTATAATTCACCCAAACAACGTGACCTATTTCTTCAATGTCTTTTAAGTGTTTCATTAGTGTTGGCCGTATGATATATTTTTTATTTCAGGATTCCAGCAATTTCTACAATCTTTGCATTGGTTGTCTTGCTTCGCGCTCGGACAGGTAGCCCCAGA